CGCTGTGCCCGTGCCCATCCTTCGGGTACGCCGCGGTCACGTCTCGGTGCTGGCAAAGCCCCCGTCCGCCCGCCGCAAGCTCTGCCACGGTGAGCCACACCATCGGCACGTTGTACTGCTTGCACTTAGCAGCGACGAGGCGTGCGACAAGGCGGAGCATCCGTTGCCCGTACGGGTCGAGCCACTCGTCGCGCGTCTGCTTCGCGTAGCCCGCCTGCTCGATGCCGAGCGAGCGCCCGTTCACGCCTGGCGCGTGGAACGCGACGTTCTTGTCGAGCACGCACTGCACGATGCTGTCGTCGTCCACCACGTAGTGCGCGCTGGCAGGCTTCACCGGCGCCTTGAAGTACGCCGCGACCGCCTCCGCGCTTGAATGAAACTCCCCGACCTCGGCGGAGTGCAGCACGATCACGTCGATCGCGGCGCGCTCCGCCCAGCCGTAGTGGCGCGCCTGGACAAAGGCGATGGGCGGCAGCGCGTTCGGGTCCACCAGTGGAGGCACCGGATCGATGAACAGCGTCGGGTCGATGAGCGCGCGCGTCGCCGCCTCGACCACGCCGTCCGCAGGAAGGCCGCGCTGCACGTCGAAAGCCAACGTGGCCCGCTCTGTCATCGGGCCGAATTGCCCGTCTACCGTGAGCGGCCAGCGGTCCTGCCAACCGACGGGGCGCGGCATGGTGCGGAGCACCGCCTGCCACGCCGCCACGTCCTGGCCGGCGAGGCCGCGTTTCAGATCACGCCAGAGCGCCGGGGCAGGCTTGATCATCGTCATGCCCCGTCAGGGTACGACCTGTCCGCCGCACGGCGCAAGTTTTCGGCCGGGGCGGCTACTTCGCGACCCAGCCGAGGTTTCCGCCGTTGGTTTCCTTCACATAGAAGCACGTCCCGGCACCTCCGTCGGTTTGCGACCACAGGTCACCCTTGTTCCCCGTGACCGCTCCGTTCGGGTCGCCCACTCCACTCGACCAGAGCGCGCCGGTCGCTAGGTTCGCCGGCAGCGTCGATGGACCACCAGCACGCAGGCCGCGCAGCGTCTGCGTCTCGCCCTCGCTCGTGACAAGCTGCACCACACGCTTACCGTTGATCGGCCCGGCAAGCGGGACGAGCGCCACCTCGTACTCGGTCGGGAGGTAGTTGTTGTTCGGCGGGGCTAGCGGCACGAAGCCAGGCGGAACTTGGATCGAGACGGTGGCCGCCAACGGGATGTCGATGTTGTTCGGCGCGACACCGATCGCCGTGATCCGGTAAAGAAGGTCGCCAGCGAGACATCCAACGAACGCTGCCGGTGTTGCCGGGGGCTGCCCGATGACGAGGCCGCGACTCTTGAATCCGGTGGCGCCTGGCCCCGCATTGTGCGCGCCGAACTGGTTTACGCGAAGCTGCGCGCGGTTCGCGGTGAGCGTCGAATACTGGATACCGGCGTTCGAGTTTACAGCGTCGCCGGTGACGCCGATCCCCATGTAGACCTTGCCGGTGGCGTCCTGCATCACCACGGCGGTGCCAGAAATGTCCGGCAGCCGGAACGGTCGCGAAACCGTCGCCGTGGTAACGATGGTCTGCGTGGTTCCGGTTGCTTGCCCGGAAAGTTCGACGTTCAGGAACTTCGTAGGGTCGAGATTGTCGTTGATCGCGAAGATGGCGTCAGACACCGGGTAGCCGGGGCCGGGCGCCACCGGCAGCCGCTTGAGCCACCGCCCCGGACCAGTCGTCGGAGCGATGACGAGGTTCCCATCGGGCACCGCCGCGCTCACGCGATCAAGTTGGTACTCGCTCGCGTTCTCGATGCAGTAGCACCACGCCCCGTCCGCAAGCGGCGTCGTGTTGATCCCCTGCACGCTCGCGCCGGGGTCGCCGACGCGCGTGAGGCGCGGGCTGAGCGTGAGAAGGCTCGGGGGGAAGCACTGAAGGGGCTGCGTCATGCCCCGTCAGGGTACGACCTGGCCGTCGCACGGCGCAAGTTTTCGGCCCGGGCGTCTACTTCGCGCACCGCGGAGACGCTCCAGCGGCAAACGCTGCACGGATCACCTTTGTCGTGTCCGCACCGTGAGCCTTCACCAGCGCCAGCTTCGCCTCGGAGTACGTCACGGGGATCAGCCCCTTGGACGCATACCAGAGCAGGTTGATCGGCCACTCGCGCGCGAACTGCTCGGTAGTGCTTTCCTGCCACCCGTCAGGCAACACCCACGTGTCCGCGCCGGACGAAAGCATGAAGAAGTGGTCGAGAGTACAGGGCGAGTGGGCCTTCACCGCCGCCAGCGTCATCGTGAACTGCATCGTTTCGCTCATCACGGGGGGATGGGCAGGAGTGTTCCGCTGCCCGGCTGCGTAACGCTAGACCCGGCAACCTCGCTGGCCTTGAGCCACGAGCCGGGGGCAAACGGGAAGCTATCTGTTCCGTAGATCGAGATGAACGCGAGATTCGCGTTGTTGTAGGGAACCGCGATCGTCGCCTTGGTTGCGCCCACGGGGATCTCGACAGACGAGAGGCTGCGGTAGGTCTGAAAGCCGGTGGCCATTGAGCCGCCCGCGACGCTGTTCGAGATGATCTGGAAGTCGGCGGGGAACACCGGAGCAGCAGCGAAGCTCACCGCAGCGACAAACGAGAATTCGTGTGCGATGGCGTCCGTGTTGTTCGCGTTCAGGTTGATGTCAACTTCGAGAAAGTTCCCGGGGGTGACGCTGGGGAACACGACCCGAAGCGGCGTGGCACCAATGTCCATCGGAATCTCGGTGTCGAACGGGGCGACGGTCGGGTCGAGCGTGCGCGACTTCTCGTTCTGCGCATATCCGACCCGAATGATGCCTGCCCCACCGGCGGCCAGCGGGAACCAGCGCCCCGGTCCTGCCTTCGGAGCGATGCCTCCCGCCGTGAGCGCCTTCTGAAGCTGGTAGACGGTGTTCGGCGTGCCCTGCACAACGCAGAGCGACCCGTCGGCGAGCTTGCTGGTGTTCACGCCCTCCAGCGAGCTACCCGGATCGCCGCCGGTGACGGTCAGGCGAGGGGACAGCAGCAGGTCGGCGGGGTCGTAGTTCTGGAAATTGGGCATGATGTTTTTACCTGCAAGGAATCAGACCAGGGGCTTCTGCGGCAAACTGAGGGTTTCGAGAGCGGCGGACGACCCGGCCAGCGCCCCCAGCAGAGCGTTATCAACGGTTGCCTGATGGAAGGCGCCATAATCAAACACCGGGACAGGCAAGGTGCTGAGCGGGCCGAGGCCCGTAAACAGGTGAAACATGAACAAGCCGAGGCCAGCGAGCGGTGGCGGTGGCGGCGAGACAGCGATGGGAACTTTCACAAGGTTCAACTGAAAGCCAGGCGGGAAGGGCCACACAATTCCGAACGATGTCGGCGTCCCGACACCGCCGCCGTAATCGGTGAGAGCACCTGGCGTGAAGTGCAACCGCACGTCAGCCGAGTCTCCGACGATGCGGTAGTTACCAAAAAATGTGCCGTCAGCTAGATCGGCGAATACGGTGTTCCATCCCCAGGTGTCGGTCACGACGTAGGTGCCCGCGGTGAATAAAATGGAGATCCCAGTACCCGGCACGACGTAGACCCCCGCTCCTGCCGGGACCGTGATGCCGGTGATCGTGGGCGCGAGGGTGCTGGTGAGGCTGAAGATCGCGGTGCCCTCGATGCCGCCCGTCGTGATGACGACACCGTAGGTGGCAGGCGTTGTGCTGACCGGCGTGCCGAACGCATTCACCGTCCCTGTCGATGTGTTCCCGCCGCCAGAGGTGTAGGTATCGAAGGGCCAGCACACGAACGGTGGCGTCCACTCGCCTGTAGCTGTCCAGTCGGACACAAGCGGCGCAGTGACCGTCAGAGGGAACCAGCGCCCCGGTCCCGCCTTCGGAGCGATGCCGCCCGCCGTGAGCGCCTTCTGAAGCTGGTAGACGGTGTTCGGCGTGCCCTGCACAACGCAGAGCGACCCGTCGGCGAGCTTGCTGGTGTTCACGCCCTCCAGCGAGCTACCAGGGTCGCCCCCGGTGACCGTCAATCGGGGTGACAGCAGCAGGTCGGCCGGGTCGTAGTTCTGGAAGTTCGCCATGCCCCGTCAGGGTACGGCGGAGCCGTTGCCTGGCGCAAGTTTCCGGCCGGCGCTGCCTAAACCGGCAAGCCAGCGGAATCGACCCACTGCGTGCTATCCCACCAGATCGGAACCGGCGGAACCTCGTCGGTGTCGAAGTACATGCAGCCCACCGACGGGCCGCCGCCACCCTGGAAGGTCGGTCGGTACGCCTGCGGACCCATGCCGCCCCCGATGCCCGTTGGCTGGTTGACGTTCGTGCCGGCGTTGTTCGGGTGGTAGCCCGTCCAGAAGCCCAGCGGGAACGCCATCGTGCCGTCGTGGATCCAGCGTACATTCGCAGCCGGGTCACTGCCGATCCAGTTTGGGGGCTGGAACGTATCGAGCGAAAGGCCACCCGACAGCACGTTCACGTTCAGGACGGCTCCCGCGAGCGCGACCACCGTGGGGTAGCCTCCGTCCGCCTGCGCGGTGCCCATCTGGTTGAACACGACGTAGTATTCCTGTCCCGTGCCCGGGACGGTGAGCACCGCGTCGGTGGCCGAGCCGAGGTTCTTTAGCTCGGCGCCATCGTCCACCACGAACACCACTGAAATGCTGGGGTCGGCCGTGGTGAACGTGAGCGCCTGCGGATCGCCCGCCTGCTTGCTGGCCTGGAGACGAAGCCCGCCCGCGATGCGCGCGAGGTTGAGCAACGTCGCGCCGCGACGGATCTGGATCTGGATTGCGTCGTGCGGACCGCGCGGGGCAACGAACTGTGACCCCTTCATGTCCCACACGACCGGCGTGGCCGGAGGCGGACCAGGCTGGACGACGTAGACCGGAGCGGGGAACTGCACACTCGGGGGTTGCGGGCAGTAGATCGTCGTCGGCCCCGTGTTCGACGACACGACCGCCATGACCTCGTCCCAGGTCCGCACGTCGCCGAGCCCGTCCGGGCGCCACACGAGCACGCCGGTGTTCTGCGCGGGCAGGCGACGGAACCACCGTCCCGGCCCAGACAGCGGAGCGATCACGTTCACGCCGTCCGCGATCGTTGTGCTGTCCTGCCTGTCTAGCTGGTACTCGAATCCGTTTTCCTGACAGTAGACGAGCGCACCGTCGGCGAGCGGCGTCGTGGCCAGCCCCGCAACGCTGCTGCTTGGGTCACCCGCGCGGGTAAGCACCGGGGAGAGGATCAGTAGGCTGGCAGGAAACGCTTGCTTGTTCATTGGAAGATGGCCTCGGTTTCCGCGATCATCGCGGGAGTCTGGTTGAACACGACGCCGAGCATGACCATGGCGGCGGTGAACGCCACCACGTCCTCCGTGGGGCTCGACTGGTAGTCGTCGGGCATGTGCGTCGGTAGCTCTCCGGCCTGGATAGCACGCTTGTGTTCGAGCGCTGCCGAGCCGATGACGTAGAACCCGATGGTTCCACACATACCCAGCATGAAGGCGCCGAACGGATTCATCAGATGCCCGTCTGGCCGATGGCGAGCGCCATGTTTACCCGCCTCCCAGACTGACCAGCGCGATGGCCATGTACGTCGGCCCCACGCCGCCGCCCGCCACGACCACCTTGTTCACAAGGTTGATCGGCGTGATGGCGTTGAGTGCGGCCAACCTCTCCGTGAGCAGGAGGCGCGCCTCGATCGGATTGCCCGCCACAGCGGCGACCACGTCAGCGACGGTCGGGTCCACCGTAACCGTGTCGTCACCGCGAACCAGCCATGCCTCCCAGAGCGGACCGGCTCCTGCTCCGGCCACTTGCAGATCCGCGATCGTCTGCGGCGAAGCCGCGATGGCCGCCTTCAGACGTGTGACCATTTCGGCTGCGTCTCCGGCCTGGACGGCCTGAATGTCGAAGGAGGGCGGGGTGGGCGAATAGGTTGTAGCGATGAGTGCCATGGAAGGTTCTTTCGTTCAGGTGAGATGTACGTTGACCGGAAGCAGAGAGAAGCCTGACGGCTCGGGCAGGCGCATTCCACAGCGCGCAACGTCCTGCGGGACGGCGAGCGTCCGACCACCCTGGCACCACAGCGTGCCCGGCGTGAGCTTCGTGGCCGCGCGTAGCCCGCGCGTGGCAAGCCAGCTTGCCGGCTCGATTGCGACCGAGGCCAGCGCGCCGCCCGCGAGACGCTGGATCTGCGACACCGCGAGGCTCACGTGGTCGGTCTGGCCGATCAGGTCCCCGGCCCGCACGACCTGGCCGGGGGCGAGAGTGGGCGCGAGCGCTCCTAAGTAGCTCACGATGACCGGCTCGTGCCGGCTCGTCAGTTCGACGCGGTCCGGTGCCACGCGCGTAGCCGTGCCACTCACGAGGGCGTACACCGGGGCGACCCCCGACGTGCTGCGGATGCCCAGCGTCGGCGTGCAGCCCGCGCCCCCGGGGCAGTCCGTGACCTGGCCCTGGTCGAACACCGCGCGCACGGGTCGGACCAGCGCCCGGTAGGCTGCGAAGCCTCCGATGACCGACCAGACCGCGACCGCGACGGGGGAGCCCATGCGCCCGCAGGCTACATGGGCCTCCAAGGCAAGGCAAAAATTCGGTACTCAGCCGAGCCGGACCAGCAATCGCGCGACGCCAGGATGCAGCGGCGCGGGCAGCGCCCCGACGGCGAACCAGCCCGCTGCCGTGTGCTCCGCGTTCAGGCGCGGCCGAAACTCCCGCGGCACCTGGCCCCCGAACGTCCAGTAGACCAGCCCCTCCGGGCTCCGGGTCACGTCGAGCGAGGCCCGCTCCATGTCCACCGGGCCCTGGTGGCCCGTCTCCTCCGCAAGCTCACGCAGCGCCGCGTACGGGGGCGCCGCATCGGTCGGCTCGACCATGCCGCCGGGGAGCGCCCACGTGCCGTCGTCGCTCCGCCGGAGCAGCAGGATGCGCCCGGTCGGGGCGACGAGCAGGATGCCGGCGGCGTAGCGCATGTCACTCGTCGTCGTCCGCCTTGGGGTCATCATCCGTGTCGTCATCGTCCGCCTCGTCGTCTCCCTCCGGCGAGGTATCCTCGTAGAGCTTTTCTAGCTCTGCGACCTCCGCAAGCGTGGCCTTCCGCGCGGTCACGATCAGCGTGGGCGCTCCTCTGAAGTCCCGCAGGCGCAAATGGTACTCGCTGTCCGAGTCCAGGCTCGCGAGCGCCTCCACGATTTCGCTGTCCGGTTCGTCGAGCCCCACGAGCAGCGGCACGTCCTCCGGGCCGCCCAGTGACTTTTCCAGCGCTTGCAGTCTTGTCATCGGGTTCTTGGTCATGGTGTTCCCTTCCGGTTCTTCACCGCAGCCCCTGCGGCCGGGCCTTGCCACGGTCGAACGCTTGCAGCTTGCACGGGCCCGTGTAGCCGATGCGGCGGCCTGTCACTAGCTCCGCGATGGCGTCGGCGACGAATTCAATCACGTCGTCGTCGCGCTTGTGCCACTCCGCTACCCACTTCACCCAGTGGTCGTCGCTGTCGAAGGCGGAGCGGTCGCGACGCACCGCTACGCGCTCGGGGCCGAGCACGAATTCGCCCGGGTACAGGAAGTCGGTCGCGTGTCCGAATTCGTGCGCCACGATCGCCGCCACCGTGTTCTCCGGTAGCTCGACCATTTCCGGCGCCAGCATGATCACGATGCCGTCGTCGCGCGTCCCCGCGAAGTGCCGCGGGGAATCGTGCATCGACGGCGCGACGTAAAGCTGCACGCGCTTGGCCGCGGCAAGCCCCGCATCCACGAACGCTTCGCGCATCACCAGGAAGTAGGGCTCCAAGATCAGCAACGCCTCCTCGGGCGTCACGCTGGTCGTCGTGTCGGCGCACTCAGTCACGCGCCACTGGGCTCCCGCTACCGCCGGTACTGCTGCGCCGCGGCCTGGACCTGGCGAACCGCGTTCGCCACGTACTCCGGGGGCACGTGACCCGCCTGCGTGCCAGCGCGCAGGTGGCGCCCTGCCTCGTCGGGCGTGAGCATCACGAGGGTGTCACGGCGCTGACACTGGCAGCACGGCACGTTCGGATGGAGCGCCCCGTGGCGCTGCGAGTAGGCCCACGGTGGGCTGTGCGGGGTGCCGGGAGGCGGCTGTCCCTGGCTCACGAAGATGCACTCGTCCCAGGACACCACGACGTGCTGCCGCTGCCCGCAGGTGTCGCACACGATCTCGAAACGCACGCCGTCGGGCTGGTAGCCCGTCCGCGAGGCGTAGTGGTCGTCGGCCCCTGCTCCGCCGAGCGCGCCGGCACCGAACTGGGCAAGGTCAATGTCGTTGAATTCGTCCGCCATGAAATGTTCCTTTCGTCGTCCCGGCCGGAGGATAGCTTAGCGCCTGGCCGGAACGCTACTTTTCGGGGTTGACCTTCCGCAAGGCCGCTGTCGAGATACCTTGCACCGGGGTCCGGTCCGGGTCGGACCCAGAGGTCAGCGCCTGGAGCCGCAGCCTCGCTATCCGTAGGTCAAGCTGCATCCGGCTCAGATCCTCGATGAATTCCCGTAGCTCGTCGAGCTTCGTGAGCAAACCAGCGCGATCTAGGCCCGCGATGAGCTTCTCGGCCTTGGCCAGCGCATCGATCGCTTCCGCGACGCTGTCCATCGCCGACACCGCCGGCTTTTCCTAGACCGCTTTCGCGCGGCGCGTGACCAGCCGGGGCGGGGGCGTGTTGCGCAACGAACGCAGCGCCCCAATCATCGCGTCGAGCGCCTCACTAGCCGAGCGCTCAACCTGAAGCTGCTCCTCCATGGCTCGGATGATTTTGGCTTTGATTGGTGTCCCCGAGATACCCCGCACCGGCGCGAATGAGGGCGGCTCAGACAGCGCGAACGTCACCGGCTTCCTTGACTGCGGTACCATGCTTCTATCGCTCCTGTCGCGTGGCCAACCTTCTCAGTGAGCGCAGTGACCGCTGCGCTGGTCTGCTGGGTGTACGAACTGAATTCCTCGTCCGACACGGACCGAGCAACGCGGTCCTCCATGCGCTTCACCGCATCGCGGACTTCCGCCAAGTCCCTCTGCACGCCGTCGAGTCGCTGCCGCAGCAACGCCAGGCTCTCGTCCTCCGCGATTTCCTTCTTCACCCGCTGCGGCAGCGTCGCCAGACTCGCCACAACGCCTGCCGCTGCTGCGCCGAGCAGCTTTCCGATTTCTTCTATGGACATGGAGGAAGATGGTCATGCCCGTCAGCTTGGGTTGGACCCGGCGAACACGTAGATGCCGAGGTCAGGGAACGGCTTGTGGCTCGTCTGAGGGGGCGTGGGGAAGGCGTTGGTGCCGTACAGGTTCGAGAACTGCGCGTCGTACGACGCGAAATCCCATTTGTCGGATCCGGGAGCAGCGGCCAGGCTGTTGTTCCGGTAGCAGGCGATCATCAATTCGTCACCCTTGGCGACCGTGTAGTAAGGCCGGAACAACGAGTACGGGGCCAGGTTCGATACCGCTGGATCGATGATGCCCTGCTGAAACGCGCCGAGCGGATTGAACCCATTCGGCGGCGGCGGCGCAGTCGGAGGCAACGGGAACGCATTGGCGAAGTTCGGCGCCGCGTTCGGTGGCAGCAGTGGTAGCCCCGCCGTCACGAGCACCTCCGCCGTGTCGCTTGGCACGTCGATGGTTTCGGTGCGCAGGTTCCCTTGAGAAGCTCCCGGCTGGGTGATGATGCCCGGGGTTGGGGGTACCGACAACGCCGGCTCGGGCTGCTGGTACACCACCGTCTCGGTCGCTGCCGGCAGCACGAATCGATCGGGCGACGACGGGGCAAGATACGAGTCGGGAGCACCCACCGCTTCCTTGGACAGGTGGTACGGGAGGCGGCGGCGCTGAAAGTCGCCCACGTTCCGCAGCCGCCAAATCAGCACGTACTTGTAGTCGAAGATTGGGATCCCCTCGGCCGCGCCGACCACTGCGGGGAACCAGAGCGCCATCTTGGCTCCCATCGGCACCGGGAGCCCCTTGAGCAGGTAAGGCGAGAACCCCGGCTTGCCCGCGTCGTCGTCGAGCGTGCCGGGGAACACGATCGGCGTGAAGATCGAGTGCCCCTGGTAGCGAGCCTCGAAACCCTCGAACGGGCGCAGCACGGAGGCCACGGTGAACTGTGCGTCTGCAAGTACGTTCTGACTCACGGTGTCTCTCCAGTGCTTTTCGCGTAGACCCTGTACGCAAGGTATCCCCCGAGCAACGCCCCGAACAGCGCGAGCGAAGCGCTCGTGCCCGCGTCTTGTCGTACGTTCGGATCGGGGTCGCTCCACCCGCGCGTGGCGCGCAGCGTGTTGCGCGCAGCGCCGACGAGCAGGAGCCCGGCTCCCGCGCCCATGGGCCCGCCCAGCCAGAACCCGGTGCCGGTGCCGGCGGTCGCCAGGACCAGACCCACGCCCGCGCCACGCCGCGCCGCGCGGTACGCTTCGGGCGGCGCCGCGGGCAAGGGCAGCAGCGTGGGCGCCGCGACCATGGCAGACGGAGGCGCCGACGCCGGATCAAGTCCGAAGGCCGTCAACGGAGAGGGCGCGAAGTCATCCATGCCGACCTACAGCATACCGAACGGCCCCCCAGGTGGAAAGTTTCGCGCTTTCAGCGCTGGCGGACCGACGGATCGGGGGGTGTCGGGGGCTCCAACGAGGCAACCCGCACCGCAGGTTTTCTGATCAGGGCGGCCGGCATGGGCACGTCTTTGCCGTCACGCAAGCTGTTCACGACGGTTTCGTGGCCGGCGATGGCGAGAAAGGCGGACACGAGCCCGCCGAGCACCGCGTCACGCCAGGGCGTGCCGGTCGATGCGGCCTGGAGCACACCGCTCACCACCCCGAGCCCCACCGCGAGCACGGGGCGCCAGCGCGCGGGGATCGCAAATGGCGGGAACCGCGTGTCCTCCTTCAGTAGACGCACGAGCAGGCCGATGACCAGGGCGGAGAGGGCGACCCACTGGTGCTTGGCGATCAGGTCGAGGTAGGGCTGTGCGTCCATGCCCCGAGGCTACGCGACTCGCGGCGACCGTCAAGTTTTCGGGACGGCGGTCAACGGGAAGGAAAGTAAGCCCAGCAGATCAGTGCCAGCGTGCGGCGCGTGGGCGCCCCATCCACAAACGCTGGCTCACCGTGAGCACGCATCTGCGCGACGTGGCGCTTCACGAATCCATCGCGCTTGCGCTGCCAGTGTTCCGAGAGGCGCATCGGGTCGCCGCCCGCCGCCTTGTACGCAGCGATGAATCCGCCACGTCCGCGCGCCACTTCCGACACGCCGAGCGCTTTCGCGTAGGGCACGAAACTCACCACGTCACGCAAGCTCATGTACGGGTAGGCCACCGCTCACTGATGCTCCGCGCACACCGTCGTGACCCAGCCCCCGCGCTTGCTCGGCCCGCCCGGAGCCCCGCACTGCTCGCAGAGCCGGTAACTCTGCTCCTCTGCGATGCGGATCAGGGCAAACACTTGCTCTGGCGCCCCTTCCTCGACGTAGAAGCGCAGACCCCCGAACTTGCTCTTGCACTGCGCGCACCGCACGGTCGGGTGCTCGACGGAGAGGACCGCGCACAGCACCTTCACGAGCGTCTCCCAGCCGGGAGGGCAGTCCGACAGGCCAAGGTCCGTGCCCGCGAACAGCGTCGGGTACGCCGCGGCAAGGCGATCGATGGGCATCATACTCACTCCTTGACCAGCACGCTCACGCCGACCTTGCCGACCGCGTGCTTCTCGACAAGCAACAGAAACGAGCCCCACACGGGAAACTGTGCGCCTACTTTGTGGCCACCTGGAGGGTCGAGTTCAGTCGCGAGCGTTCGAGCGTCCTCCTTCACATTCGGCGGTATCTCGGCAGGGGCCGCGCGCCGGTAGCCCTTCACCGGGCTCCGGTCCGGGCGCTGCGCGATACCGGCCATCCACTTGTCAGCACGCGCCCAGTCGCGCTCCCCTGGCCGACAGTTGCCGCCGCTCGCGTAGGCAGCAAAGACCTTTGCGACCTTGTTCCGGTCGGCTCGCTGGCCGTACCAGACGCCGCACTGCCGTGCCTGCGCGACCCAAATCCGAGCGGTCGCGTTCGCGCACATCTGCGTCGCGCCTTCGTCCGTGCCAACGAGCCTTTCCCATTCCGACTGCGGAACCAGCAGCGAGACATGGATCTGGCCCATGCACTTCGCGCGCCCCTTGTCTTGCGTCCACTTCGGGTGTTGCACACCAGCATGGACGCGCTGATCGAACAACGTCTCCGCGTGCCACAACGTCAGCATCGCAAGCCCTAGTTCGGTCGTCGTCCAGCCCTGCCCGTTCGCGTAGGGCTTCGTGGCTCGCGCGAGCGCAGCGGCCATACCACCAAGGCGAGACTGGTAACCCTCTCGGGTTTCGTCGGGCGCCGCGGAGTGCTCCAGCTTGCTCGCCGTCGCATAGAGCCAGCGCTCAAGTCCGCTTGGGCCATCGGCCGAGGCGACGGGCACCCCAAGAACGAGCGCCAGCGAAACTAGCAGGGCAACGAATCGTTTGCTCATAAGACATCTCCAGTGGTTGCGGACCCCATCACAGCGCCGCGCGGTGCGGCAACGACGTAACGCACTAGCTTACGTCGGCTCGATCCAGTCCGGGTACGACTCGGCGGCACCGCGCTGGTTCGGTGTCATGCCACCGCCGGTGATCGAACCGAAGATCCCATCCGCAACATCTTCCTTTGACATTTCCACTCCACCGAGCACGGCGGTCGCCGTTGATAGCTTTTTGCCGAGCATGATGCCGATCGGCACGTCGATCGTGCCAGGCGCATCGAAGTACGTGATCGTGACCTTGTTCTTCTGCCCGAGACGGTGCGCGCGGTCCTCGGCCTGCTGCAAGTGCGCGGGGCTCCAGGTACGCTCGATGAAGAACACGTCCTGCGCGCGCGTCAGGTTCAACGACTCGCGCGCAGCCCCGATCGACAACACCAGAATGTCGTAGTAGTCACGCTGCTCCGGCGGCGCGCTGAGCGGTAGCCCGGTCTGGAATCGATCGATCGCGTCGATGCGCTGATTGTCGCTCATGCCGCCAATGATCGCTCCCACGCGGTAGTTCAGCGCCTTCAGGGCGCTGATCAACGTATGCTGCACGTCCACGTGCTTCGCGAAGATCAGTAACGGCAGGTGCGTGCTCTCCCAGTGCTGCTGCACCTCCTCTATGAACGCCTCGACCTTGCCTATACCGGTCAAGTGGGTCAGCGTGCTCATTTTAACGAGCACCTTGGCCTTCTCGGCGCGCTCCATCGCTTCCCAGCCGCCTTGCTCGCGAATGTAGCCCAGCACGTCCGCAGCCGCCGCCTCGTATTGCTTGGCCGTCGCGTCGTCGAGCGAAATCAGCTTCGTGCGCCGCCACTTCTCCGGCAGGTCAAGAAGCTCCTTGGTCTTGCGGAGCATCGACCGACCGTTGATCCGCTCGTGAAGCGCAAGCAGGTTGCTGGCGCCCTCGTAGGTTCGGACGTTCTTACTGCCCGTCCACTGGTCCTTCGGATCGCAGTACAATTCTCCGAAAAGTTTGAACTTCGGAAACTCATTCGGCGCGACGAGGTGAAGCTGCCCGAACATTTCGCAGGGGCTTTTGTTGTCCATGGGCGTGCCGCTCATGCAGATACGGCGCGGAATGTTCTGCGCAATCGTCCACACCGTCACGGCGCGGGCGCTGCCGGTCGGCACGGTGCGCCATTCCCCGGTCTTGTCGTTCTTCCGCGGTCCGAGCCGGAAGTTTTTGATGTAGTGGCTCTCGTCGATCATCATCGTCTTGAATCCGCGCTTCGCGAACCGTTCAACGTAGCGCGAGAGAATGTCGTAGTTCACCACCGTCACGTCCGCGGTCATCGCGGCTTCGAGCGTGACGGCCTCGCGCTTCTTCCCAGTCTCGATACGCACCGCCGTCAGATCGGGGCGCCACATCGTGACCTCGCGCACCCAGTTTTCCTTCGCCGACTTCGGACAGATGACGAGCGCCGGATAGTCCGCGGCGACGATCGCGGTGGCGGTCTTACCCAAGCCACAGTCGAACGCGAGCAAACCGGAGCCCTGCTGAAGCAGCCAGAGCACGCCCTCGCGCTGATGCGGCATCAACTGCTCCGGCATGTCGCGCGTGACCGCTGCCCGTGCAGCGGGCTTGTCGGTCGTCTCAACGACCTGCGCCACTTCCGCATCGGTGGGCGGTGTCACCACCACGTCGCGCATCCCGGCCGTGATGCCGCCGAATTGCTTGCCGTGCAGAAAGCCCTTTTCCTTCATGCTGCGCGCGGCGTTCTCCGGCGTGAGCAGGATCGTCCGAACACGGTCCGGGCTGATCCACGCGACGACCATCGGCTTGCCCTTCAGGTACACCGTATCGCCTGCCTCCAGGCTCGCCGCGTCCTTCGGGAGCTTGCCTGGCTCCTGTTGCACCGCAATCTCCGGCCCCACGCCAACGGGCGCTTGCGCGCTGGCTGGCTGCGGCACCGGCATCCGGTCGTTCGGGACGATGAACGTCTCGCCGCTCGGGAGCACCCCGAGCTTGCCGGCCATGGTCGGCACAAGCGCGTTCAGGATCTTTATCCACTGCACGTCGTTCCCGGGAAACGTCGTGTGCCAGGCGCCGCGCTGATCTTTCTGATTCCTAGCCCCGGCCGCCTTCAGGGCGTTGTTAGTCTCGGACCAGACGTTCCTCGCGTCGATGTACGGAAGCTCGATTTCCCATGACCCGGCCTGCGCGGCACGCACGACGATCCCCTTGGGCCTCTGTCGGCCGACGGGATTGCCCTCCTCGTCGAATTCCCGGCCCTCGATGAACACAGCTTGCAGCGCTCGCGCCGTGCCGGCGTACCCGAGCGCAGTGGCTATCTCCATGGCGGCGCCCACGTAGTGCGCGTAGTCGCTGGACTTAGTCTCCCATGCGCGGCCGGCCGCATGGATCGCCGCGCTCACGGCAGAGCGCGGGTCGCCCTCGCGCTCCCTTACCGCGCTCGCCATGAGCGGGGGCGCCGTGTCGAGCGCGCGCGCCAACGCCACCGGGTCGGGGCTCCCAGTGACGACAAACATATCGTGCTTCTGCGCGCATATCGGTCCGATGCCACGTTCCAGGCTCGCCGGGTCACGGAGCGGGCGACTACAGATCATGCAAGCCGTGGCCAGCATCCGGGTGCCGCCCTCCTCCTCGTAGCCGTTCGGCATCATGCCCGGGTGCTCGTGCTCGCTCTCGTGCAGTTCTTCATATTGCATGGGATTGCTCTCGGTTCCGTGGATCTACCGCGTGCTGCCACTGCTGTCAAGTCGCGCGCGCTCCCGCATACACCAGCGGGCTAGCAGGGGGTCGCCGGTCACGATGGCCTCCCGGTGCATCCGGGTGACCTCGCGCAGGTACTCGGCCCGGAATTCCGGGTCGGCCAACTGCACGTCGCACCAGTTTTCGGCTCGGGAGTCGGACACGGCGGGGCCCAGCCTACCGCCAGGTCGCCACCCGGCGCCACTTTTCGGTCACGAGCCATCTTCGGGGTCGAACGTCTCCATGGTCGCCGTGAAGCCGGCCAGCGCCAGCACGGCGCGCTCGTCCTGCGCTTCCGCCGCGCTCGGCACCCAGTAGCGCACGTGCTCGCGGTACGCCTCCAGC